TTGTGGATGGGGGCTATGGCGCCCGGGTGTATGTGTGCGCGCCGAAGCTGGAGCAGGCGCGGCTCTGCTATGAGGGCATTTATCAGACGATCCGGAAAGAACCCATGATGGACCGGCTGACCAAGCGGCGGCGGACGGACCTGTACATTGAGAGCAACAACAGCAGCGCGCAGCCGCTTGCCTTCAGTGCGAAAAAAAGCGACGGCCTGAACATTTCCCTGGGGATCCTGGACGAGGCGGCCGCTTTTGCGGGGGAGCCCGGCCTGCGGCAGGCGGAGGTTGTGAAGAGCAGCCAGGGCGCCCGGGAAGAGCCGCAGCTGTTCTATCCCACAACGGCGAACTTCGTGGACGGCGGGCTGTATGATGAGCTGATGAAGCGATCCACGGCGGTACTGCAGGGGACCAGCAAGGAAGTGCGGCTGGCCCCTTTTCTGTATATGATCGACGACCCCGCAAAATGGGCGGATGTCAACGAGATCCGGAAGGCGCTGCCGAACCTGGGCGTGAGCGTGGGCGTGGACTACATCCTGGAAGAGATCGCCGTGGCGGAGGGGAGCCTCAGCAAGAAAAGCGAGTTCCTGGCCAAGTATTGCAACGTCAAGCAGAACGCGTCAACGGCCTGGTTGAGCGCGCAGGACATCGCGAAGTGTTTCGGGAACCGGCTAACCTATGAGGACTTCCGGCACTGCTACGCCCTGGGGGGCATCGACCTGAGCCTGGCCGTGGACCTGACCGCGGCGGTGATCGTGATTGAAAAGGACGGCGTTTCCTGGTTCTTCGCGCAGTTCTTCATGCCGGAGAACAAGGTGGCAGAGGCCACGGCCCGGGACGGGCTGCCCTATGAGCTGTACCGGCAGCGAGGGCTGCTGACCGTGTGCGGGGAAAACACCGTGGATTATCACGCCGTGGAGGATTGGTTCGTGCGGTTGGAGCGGGAATACGAGATCCTTCCGCTTTTCGTGGGCTATGACCGGTATTCTTCCGCCTACCTGGTGCAGGATATGCAGGCGGACGGCTTTCAGATGGAGAGCGTGAGCCAGGGCAGCAACCTGACCGGCGTGCTGATCGATATGGAGGGCATGATCAAGGATGGGCGGCTGCGGTGCGCGGATGACAACGACCTGATGAAGGCGCACTTGCTGAACGCCGGCCTGAAATTCGAGGAGGGCACGAACCGCCGGCGCCTGATCAAAATCAGGGGCACGGACCATATTGACGGCGTGGCGGCCCTGAGCGACGCCATCTGCATGCGGCATAACCATTATGAGGATCACTGCGCACAGCTGAGCAACAAGAGGTGATGACAAGATGGGACTGATTGATCGGCTTTTCGGGAGGCCGAGGCAGACAAGCACCGACAGCCGGTTCGAGACCATCACGGCTTACTCGCCGCGTTTCACCAGCTGGGGCGGGCAGATCTACGAGAGCGAGCTGGTCCGGGCGGCGGTGGACGCCAAGGCGCGGCACGTGTGCAAGCTGCAGTACACCATGCGCGGCACGGCCCGGCCGAAGCTGTACACGGCCACAAGGACGTCGCCAAATCCTTGGTATACCTGGCCGCAGTTTTTGGAGCGGTGCTCCAACATCTACGAGATTCAAAATAACTTGTTCATCGTGCCGGTGCTGGATCAGATGGGGGACGTGGCGGGCTTCTTCCCGGTGCTGCCCTCCGGCTGCGAGATCGTGCAGCGGGGCGGCGTGCCCTTCCTGCGCTACGATTTCCTGAACGGCGCCCGGCGCAGCATGGAATTGAGCCGCTGCGGCATCATCACGAAACACCAGCTGACGGATGACTTTTTCGGCGAGGCCAACAAGGCGCTGAATGCCACCATGCAGCTGGTGGATATGGTGAACCAGGGCATTCAGGAGGGCGTGCGCAATTCCGCCACCTATCGCTTCATGGCGCAATTGACAGGCAAAGCCTTTGATGAGGATCTGCGCAAGGAGCGGGAGCGCTTCGACGCCAACAACTTCCGGGGCGGCGGCGGCGGGCTGCTGCTGTTCGGCAACCAGATGACGAACATCAAAGAGCTGTCGCAGCGCGGCTACCAGGTGGACCCCGCACAGATGGCCCTGATTCGCGAGAACGTGTACAGCTATTTCGGCGTGAGCGAGGGCGTGATCCAAAACAAGGCGCAGGGCGACGAGCTCGACGCCTTTTTCAACGGCGCGATCGAGCCCTTTGCGGTGAAGCTGTCCGAAGCCATGACGCGCATGGTCTTCACCGAGCGGGAACGGAACACGGGGAACGCGATCCTGTTCACGGCCAATCGGTTGCAGTATATGAACGTCGGGCAAAAAGTCAGCATGGCCAAGGAGTTGGGCGACCGGGGCGTGCTCATGATCGATGAGATCCGCGAGCTGTTCAACTACGCGCCCCTGCCGGACGGCGCCGGGCAGCACGCGCCCATCCGGGGCGAGTATTACATGGTCGACGAGGGCCGCCAGGACGGGCAGGAGGATGAGAACGATGGAGAACCGGGAAACAAGAGCATTTAATTTCGAGGTGCGGGCTGAGGAAAACGAGCAGCACGGCACCTTCATCACCGGCACGCCGATTGTTTTCGGCCAGGCGACGGACATGGGCTGGTATCAGGAAACGATCAGCCCGGACGCGCTGAAGGGCACCGACCTGCGGGACGTGCGCTTCCTGATCGGGCACAACACCAGCGGCATTCCGCTGGCCCGGAGCCGCAACAACAACGCCAACAGCACCATGCAGCTGCTGGTGACGGACAGCGGCATGGACATCCGCGTGGATCTGGACACGGAGAACAACGCGGAGGCGAGAGCGCTTTATTCTGCTGTGAAGCGCGGCGACATGACCGGTATGTCGTTCATGTTCACGGTGGATAAAGATAAAGATAGCTGGGACGACGCGGACAGCGACTATCCGAAGCGGACAATCAACAGCATCCGCAAGGTGTTCGAGGTGTCCGCGGTGACCTTCCCGGCGTATGAACAGACAAACATCCAGGCAGCGTCCGAAGGTGAGCCGCTGGACAGCGCGCGCGCCTCGCTGGAGAGCGCACGGGCCCGCCTGGCAGAGCAGCGGGCGGCAGAGGCCGAAGCGGAACGCCGGAGGGCGGCCGTGGAGCGCCTGAACGCCCTGATCGGAGGTGTCAAAGCATGAACTTTGACGAAATGAACGTGGAACAGCTGGAGGCCAGGCAGACCGAGCTGGCTGCCATGGGCACCGACGGCACCACGGAGGACCTGGAGGCGCGGGCCAACGAGCTGGAGGCCATCCGGGCCGAGCTGGAAGCCCGCAAGGCGGCCGCCGAGGCTGCCGAAGAACTGCGGCAGGACGTGGCCGAGGGCCATGACGCTGCCGTGAAAGTGTTCAAGGAGGAACGAACCATGACCTATGAAGTCAATAGCCCCGAGTATCGTGACGCTTTCCTGCGTCACCTGATGGGCAAGGAGCTGACCGCGGAAGAGCGCACTGCCGTGACCGCTGCCGCCGCGATTCCCACCGAGACCGCCAACAAGATCTGGGGCAAGCTGGAGCTCTACCCCATCCTGAATGCCATCGACGTGATGCACGTTCCCAACGGCCTGGTGATGCCTGTTGAGGGCACCATCAACAACGCCGCCGTCGTGGCCATGGGCAACGCCTCCACCGACAGCGCCGACACCCTGGCCCCCGTGAGCCTGGGCGCCTACAAGCTGATCAAGACCGTGGAGATCACCGCGGACGTGGCCGCGATGGCCATCCCCGCCTTTGAGAGCTGGCTGGTCGATCGCCTGGCGAACAAGCTGTTCCGGCTGGCTGCCACCAAGGTTGCCGCCGGCACCGGCACCAATGAGCCCACCGGCCTGGCCACCATCACCGCCACCGGCAACACCTACACCTCCACGGGCATCACCTACGCGGACCTGCTGAAGATCATCGCCAGCGTGCCGTCCGAGTACCTGCCCGGCGCGTCCTTCGTGATGAGCCGCGACACCTTCTGGAAGGGCGTCAAGGCGCTGAAGACCGACAACGATGTCCGCGTGGTGAACACCGACGTTGGCAGCCCCGCGGCCTACAACATCCTGGGCTTCCCGGTGATCCTGGAGGACCAGATCGGCACCGACGTCATCTTCGGCGACCTGAAGGAAGGCTATGTGCTG